AGGACGTCCTGCTTGCTCACTGTGCCTCCTGGGGCGTAGGGCGAGCCGTCGGGCCACCAGGCGCCGAGGCCGTGCGGGTTGATGACGGTGTTGATGTCGGTGCCGGGGATGGGGCTGGACAGCCAGTTGCCGGCGGCGTCGTGCGACTGGACGAGCGCGACGTGCGGGGCGCTGACCTCGGCCGCGTGGAACTGTGAGGTGGCGCGGAACGTGGACGCCATCAGCCAGTGCGGGCCGGGCTGCTGGTGCGCGCCGAGGAACTCGAGGAACCCGATCGGGCCGTACGCCTTGCCGCGATAGTGCCCGTCAAGTCCCTGGCTCGCTGCGATGAGCCGGGCCGCCGCGGCCGGGTACTCGCTGGTCGGGATGTCGTAGTCGAAGGAGAAGACGACGTCGATCGACCTGTCGGCGGGGAAGCCGAGGTCGCGGCAGGCGACCAACGCCTCGACGCCGGCCGCGCGCGCCTCGCCGATCGTGCAGTGGCGGAAGAAGTCGGCCGCGCGTTCCCAGTTCGGCAGCGGTGCGAGCCCGGCCTTCCGCAGTGCGGCGACGCGAGCCTTGTCGACGTGCGCGAAGCCGCCGGGGTTGCCCACGATGTAGACCGGGGCGACGATCGCGCCGTGCCGCACCATCGCGTCGATCGAGATGTTCGGGTTCGCGGCGTCGAAGGCCACGCTCATGAGGTCGGTGCTCCGCTCGGTGTCGGTGTCGGCGTGGTGCAGGGGACGGTCTGCGTCGTCCCGTCATCGAAGTGAATGACCAGCTGATCGATCCCGAGCCCAGTGCAGTCGACCGACGCGATCCCGCGGCCCGGACTGCCGGCCGCGCCCGCCGCCCCCGGGTCGCCCGTGTCGCCCTTCGGCCCCGCTGGGCCGGTGCAGTTGCCGTGCGCCGCGCAGTAGGCCGTGACGGCGTCTGAGATTTCCTGATCGCTCGGCCCCGGCCCGGTGTCGCCGGCCGCCCCGGAGGCGCCAGGTGAGCCGCTGGGGCCCCGCGCGCCCCGTGTTCCGCGGCATGCGCCGGCCGAACAGAACGCCCGCACCGCTGCCGCGACCTGCGCACGCGACGGGATGCCGATGCAGTCGTTCCGGAACGAGCAGTAGTCGTTCACCGCTGCGTCGATCTGCGCCTGCGTCGGCCCCGGTCCTCGAGTCCCGCGGGCGCCCGAGGTGGACGTCGTCGACGGGGTGGGGACGGGGACGCCGCAGGAGATGCGGATGCACGCGTTCGCCGACTGCAGCGCCCGCTGGTTCGCCTGCGCCACCTTCTCGGCGTGCTTGGCCCGCTGGTCGCTGTCGCTTGTGCGGCTCAACAGCAGCGGGCCACCGAGCGCGACCATGAGCAGCAGGGCGACGACGAGCGCGTAGAGAATCCACAGGTTGCGGTTCGTGCGCCGCGGTGGAGGCACCAGCGGCGGCACGAGCGGGTCAGTCGTCGTCATGGCCGCGCTCCTCGAGCTGCCGCAGCCGCTCCTGCACCAGCGCGTCCCGCACCGCCGCCTCGCGGGCCCGCTCCTCCTGCTCGTCGCGGTCCTTCCTGAGGTCGCGCAAGATCTGCCATCCGACGCCGGCGAGCACCGGCATTGCGCAGGCCAGCGTGATCCAACTGGTGACGTTCACGGACGGTCCCCACCGTCAGGGCAGCGGTCATGCACCCGGCCTCCTCTGGCGAGATGGGTCAGCGCCTCGTCACTGAGTAGTGAAGGCGAGCCACGTCACCGACGTGGCGGTCGTGGTCGACCGGTTGATGTTCAGCGTGAAGCCCGTCGTGGTGACCGATGTGGGCCACACGAAGCATGTCGCCGTGCTCGAGATCCCGGTGGTGAACTGGCATATCACGCGGGGCGCCGAGGGGAACGTCTTGTTGAACGTCACCGCCAGCGAGGTGGTGACGTTCGCGCCCGACGGGGTGATCGTCGAACTGCCCGAGTCGTTCAGCATCTCGTTGCTGCAGAGGTTGTCCTGGGCAGCGGCTGTGGCCTTGTCGCCGACCGCTGGCTGGGTGGTGAAGCTGATCGCCATTCGAGACTCCTTAGAGCGTCCATGTCGAGGTCGGAGCGAGGTCGACTGCTGCGCCGCCGGCCTGCGCCGCGGCAGTCGTCCCGTCGACGCCGCGGGTGACTCCGGTGAACGTCTGCGGCGACGTCGAGCCGGACGGCGCGCTGTTCAGCTGGATGTGCTCGCCAGCAATCGCCACCTTCAGCGGGTACATCGCCGCATTGGTGGTGAAGGTGGGCTTGCCGGCCGTCGTCGCGATCACCACGGTCGTGGCCGAGTTGGTGATTCCGGCGTTGAGCGTGCAGCCGGTCGCCTGCCACCGGCCATAGCTCGCGTCGTCCCACACCATCCATGCGGGCGAGTCGGCAGGGCTGGTGTCGAAGGTGAACTGGTAGACCTCGACGCCGCCGTTGACGCTGTACTCCTCGCGCCACCCCTCGACGAGGCTGTCCACCTGCGTGGCAGGTGTCACTCCGGCCGGGATTGCAGTGACCCGCAGGCGTGACCCGATGCCGACGGCGAAGGCTGATGCGTAGAGATTGTTCTCCGCTGTGACGAGGTCGACGGCCACCTGCGAGAGCCGAAACCCAGGCGTGAAGTTCTGCGCAATCACGTCTTGCGCAAGATTCAGAGCATCAGCATCGGTAGATGCGTAGGTGGTGACATCCGTGTTGATGACCGGGCCGCCGGCACTCTTGTCGATCGCCTGCGTGCTGACAGTGCCGGCATCGTCGGCGCGATTGACGATCACCTGGTTGATCTGCGTCGTGTCGTCGTGCGAGGGCTGCCACACCTCGCGGGTTAGGTCTCGCACTGCATCGAGAGTGAGGGTCGGGGCGCCGGGCTTGCGAGCGGTTCGGCTCTTGAAGACGACCGTCCCGGCGTTGACGTAGACAGCACTGCCCCCGCCTTCGGTGCTGGAGGTGGCTTGTGACGCGGTGACGACGTCAACGCCGTTCAGCGGCTGCGGGCCCATGCGTGCGACGCCGGTGTCGAGACTGTAGTCACCCGCCGACAGGCCGGCGTACGCCAGGATGCGCGCCTCACGCGCCGAGGTCGTGTCTCCAGCGTATCCGGTGCCGGCTGCGTAGAGCGCCTGGACGATCGCGACGCTGTAGGTGCCGCCCCAGTAGTAGGAGATCGGGCCGACGTTGACGGCCAGACTGGTGAAGCCGCTGTCAGTCGAGGCATTGATCAGCGTGATGACGTTCGCGCCCACACCAGAGAGCTGGCCGGCCGCCCCCGTGACAGCGCTGCCGACCTGCACCCCGTCGCAGTACAGGCGGAGCGTCTGCACGCCTGCGCTCGTCGTTGCCAACACCGCGTAGTGGTGTGGCAGACCGTCGTCGACAGGTCCGGTGCCTGTGATATTCGAGTACGTGGTGTTCGAGATGAGGAGGTTGACCGGGAGGTTGGTCGTGGCCGGCGTCGGCGCGTACTTGATCTGCAGCTGCACCTCGGGGTCGGCCGTGCTGCCGGACGGAGAGAGGAGCTGATGGAGGAAGCCGCTGAACACCCCGCTCGCCAAGGAGTTGCCGCTGTTCAGGATCGGGAGCGTGACCCAGGCTGAGACGAGGAAGTCACCAGCAAAGCCGGACCGCAGCGTCTGGTTGTTGAACGAGATCAAGCCGTTGGTACAGGCGAGGCCGGTCAGCCCATCGGCTGCCGGCATCGGAGCGTCGGTCGACCCCGTCTGGTTGGGCCCGACGTAGCTGAGGAATACGAACGGCGAAGCGGCGCGGTTGTACTCCGTGAGCGTGCCGGTTGTGTAGTTCGTCGGCAAATGGTCGTTCATCAGGTACAGAAGGGAAGTGCCGCCGGCCGTAGCCGCCTGGCTCAGGTGCTCCTGCAGGTACGGATGGCGCAGCAGTACCCGGCTTAGCGCGTCCATCCGGTCGGCCGCCTGCACCACGACCTTGCCGATGACCCCGTTGACCATCTGCGGGTACCAGCCCTTGACGAACCCCAGCCAGCGGACGTTCCCGTTGATCGAGACGCGCAGCCGCTTCCGGGTCAAGACGTTCGGGTAGTACGGCGCCGCCGTCCCGTCCGAGAGGGTCTGCAAGCCCGGCGTGTACTTCCCCTTCGCGTTGTAGAGCGTCAGCGCGAGCGTCGAGGTCTGCGCGACCCCCTGCGGCGTCGTACGGCCCACCTGGAACGACCAGCCAGCCGCCCAGTCGACGTCAGCCGACACGTCGGTCCACGTCCCAGCGACGAACTCGATCTCAGCCGTCGCCGAAGTCACCTTCGGCATCAGTACGTGATCCCCTTGATCCCGCCGCCAGAGCGAAGCCACTGCTCGAGGTGGCTGACGAAGTACCGCGCCGCCTCGGCCGAGTAGAGCCCGGTGGCCGGCAGGTTGACGTTCACCTGCACGGTCTGGCCACCGCTGCCACCGCGGCCGATCTTCGATAGCGGCGTGATGGTCGAGCCGCGTGGCAGGTCGACGATCTCCGGCTCGCGCTCGGCGATGAGCGTCCGGCCGCCGGAGAAGAAGTCCGACCCGCCGGCGTGCCCCTGACTCGCCGTCGCCTCGTTGCCGATGCCCGACTTCTGCACCCGAACCGGCACCGTCACGCCGTACGCGAGGCCGTGCAGGTACGACTGGATATTCCGCAGATCCGACGACGCCTCGTCCTTCACGGTGAGCTTGGTCGTCTTCAGCGGCGGGATCTGGCCGTACTTGTCGATGAGCCGCTGCACCTGATCCTTGTCCAGCCCGATCGCGAGCAGGTGCCGCCGCAGCGCGCCGATGTCCTCCTGGTACGCCGCCGTCGCCTTCACCGTCGAACCGGTCTGCGTCGCAATCGCCTGCGCGTGCTGCTGTGCCGCCGAGATGGCGTCCAGCACGGCCGACCGGTTCGCGCGCCCCTTCTCCGTGTTGTCCCCCAGCGCCTTTCCGTTGTCCTTGATCGACGAGGTGACCGACGCCTCCGCGTTGCGGAACGCGATGTGCGACTGCTCCACGTTCAGCGTCCGGCCGTTGAGCTTGTCGAAGGCGGCCGACAGCAGCCCGGCGGCGTTGTTCTCCAGCTGCATCGCGAGGGTGTTCGCCTTGTTGCTGTCCGCCGTCTTCTTTGCCTGCTGCTGCGCCGTCGCGAGCGCGCTGTTCGTGATCCCCAGCTTCGTCGCCAGCGGGTTGAGCGCGACCGTCTGCTTCTTCACCGAGTCGGTGGTCTCGTCCGTCTTCTTCTTCGTCTCGCCGTACTTGTCCGCCAGCGAGGCGAGTTGCACCAGCGTGGCGCCCGACGGTGCACCGGACTTCTTCCACTCCTCGGCCAGCTTCGCCGTCGGGCCCGCGCCGCCCTGGATCGCCTTCACCAGATCCTCGACGGTGATCCCCGCCGCCGCTGCCTTGTCCGCCAGCCCGTCGGCGCTCAGCGCCGCCTTCAACGCTCCATCGGCCAGCTGCTCGAACGACCCCTTGCCGTTGACGACGTCGGACAGCAGCCGCGTCAGCGCCTCGTCGTCCGACTTGATCGACGACTCCATGCCCTGGAACGCCGCGTCCGTCTTGCTCGTCAGCTCCGACGCGCCCAGCCCGACGGCCGCGATTCCCAGCGTGAGACCACCGAGCGCGGCGATCGAACTGAGCGAACGGCCCTTCTCGGCCGCCCCGGCAGCAGCAGCCGACGCCGCCGCCTCCTCGTTGCCGGCGACGATCTCCTCATCGGCCGCCACCGTCGTCGCAGCAGCGTCCTCAGCCGCCACACCAGCGCCGCGGAACTTGCTCGCCAGCGCCGACACGGCCGACCCTGCGCCCTTGAGGATCGGCGTGAGGATCAGCATCCCAGCGCCGGTCGCGGTGAGCGCCGGCCCGTACTTCTGCCCGAACGCCGCAACGTTGTCCTCCACCTCGGCGCGCAACTGCCGCAGCTTGCCGGTGAAGTTGTTCGCCGCCGCGTCCGCCTGCCCGTGAAGGATCTGCGCGAGCCGCTCCTGCGCCCCGGTGAGGTTCTTCGTCCCGTCGGCGTTCGTCTGCACCTGAATGCCGTACAGCTTGTACAGCCGCGTCGACCCGTTGATCGTCTTGGACAGCATGTCGGACGCCGACGCGAGCGTGATGTGCCGCGACGCCGCCAGATCGGCCGCCTCGCCCATCAGACCGATCGCCTTGGCCGGGTCCTGCGTCGCGTTCGTCAGCTTCGTCAGCGCGTCCTTCGTCTGGATCGCGGTATAGCCGTACTTCTCCATGTGACCGACGGCCGACTCGACCTTCGGCTCGAGCGCCTCGAACGACCCGCCGGCGTTGTCGACCGCCGTGCGCAGCTGGTCCGTCGACTGCTTCTCCGCGTCCCCCATCGCGGTGAGCGAGGCCCCGATGCCGAGCATCGCGGCGCCACCCACCTCGAGCTTCGCCGCCAGCCCGTGACCGCCGTGCTCGCCCAGCTGGTCGAAGTGCTCCTGCAGCTTCGACGCCAGCTCACCGACCTCGCCACCGAGGACGCCCGACAGCTTCCCGAACGCGCTGCCGATCGTCGCCGCAGCCTTCGAGCCGTGCTTCGCGACGTCGCCGATCGTCTTGCCCGCGTTCTTGTCGACCGCGGAGACGACGTAGCGCAGCGACTTGTCAGCCATCGGAGCTCAGCTTCGAGATCAGGTCACGCACGTCCGAGAGCGTCAACTGGTCCCACTCCCAGGGCTTGATTCCGTAGCGGTCGATGAACTCGACGCGGTAGCGGGCTCGGAGCCCGCGGATGCTTCCGGGTCGTCATCGACGCCGTCCTCGATGAAGGCGGTGATCTCCAGCTTGCGGAGCGGGAAGTCGATGGCGAGCCGGTCCTCCTGGCGGCCGGCCTTGCGCCGCAGGAACCACACGAGGATCTGGCAGGCGACCGCGCGGCCGTCGCCAACGTCGGCGATCCACCGCTCGTAGCCCTGCCCGGACTCGTTCTCCAGCATCAGGCACTCGCCGACGCTCACCTCGTCCGGCTCCCACAGGTAGTGCTCACCCGGGAGATCGACGTCCCACTTGCCGAGCGCCTTCACCGGAACCCCAGATCCCGAGCGACCTTGTCCATCACCTTGAGCATCGCGGCGTCGGCCGACCGGACGTTGCGCTCGAACGCCGCCGTCACCTTGCCCGGCTCGATCGTCTGCGTGTTGTCCCACGTCCACTGACCGCGCGGACGATCCGAGCGGCCGAACACCGGGTGCGGGATGTGGCCCGCCTCGATCTCGCGCAGGACCCGCGGCTTCCGGAAGTTGAGCGCCACCTCGGCCCCGCCGGCGGCAGCGCGCGCCGTGACCGTGGGCAGCACGGCAGCGACCCGGTACGCAAGCCCATGCGGCAGGTCCGGCGCCACCTCCTGCACCATCCGGCGCCCGAGCGGCTTCGTCGCCGTCTTCAGCCCCGCCAGGAACTCGCGCTGGATCGTCTTGCCCGCGTTCTTCGCCGCCTGCCCCAGCGCCGCGAGGTCGGCCGGGTCGAGCTTCGCGGTTACTTCGATGCCAGCGGCCATACGACCTTCACCTCCGACTTCGGGGTGAGCATCACGGCGGCGGGCACTTCGATGTCCGGCACGACCTCGAAGGTGATCGTCGCGGTCGTGAGTTCACTGGAATGCGCCGACAGCGAGATCTGCGTGACCCCGAACGGGATCAGATCGACCCCGCCGAGCCGCACCTCTGTGATGCCAGAGAATCCACCTCGACCACCGCGGATGCGCAGGACCGGGAAGTCGCCTACGAACGCGTCGTCGGCCATGTCAGACCGTGGTGTCGGTCGAGATGATCTGCACCTGTAGCGCGCCGTTCGTCCCGTCGTCGAGCGCGGTGATCGGGTACTGCACCGTCACGACCCCGTTGTCCGCCACCTTCGGCGTCGACCCCTGCTCGAGGAACGCCGCCGGCATGATGAACTGCAACGTATTGGCGAACGTCGAGGCGATGATCGGGCCGGTGAACGTCGCCACGATCCCCTGCCCGGTGTTCGCGACGAACTGGTTGTAGAGCGCCATCGAGGCGAAGTCGACGTCGATCTGACCGGTGATCGGCTGGAAGTCGTTGACCAGCGCCTCAGCCTTCGTCGTCGAGCCCGCCTGCCAGCGAGTCGTCTCCTTCGGCTGCCCACCCTTGAGCGAGAAGTTCCGGACGACGCCCATCGACACCGGCGTCGTCGGAGTCCACAGACCCGACACCACCGTGTACGCCGAGAACGTCTGGACGGTCAGCTGGTGGAACGCGAACATGCCGGTCGAGGCCGAGTAGGACGCCGTCTGCAACGCCAGCGCGCCCGCGCCGGTCGGCTGGACGCTCATCGCGTCCACCGTGCACTTCAGCTTCGCGATCGAGTTCGGGCCCGACGTCAGCTCCCACGAGGTGAGCTTGCAGCCGCCGAACGTCAGCGGGTTCACCGTGCCGTCGATCGACGGGACACCCTTCTGCAGAGTGAACGACTTGCCATCCGCCGAGCCGAGATTGTGGATCTGCTGCCACGCGGCCGATGCGGACAGCTGCGTCGCGCTGGTGGAGTACGACCCCATCATCGCCTGCACCCACTTGCCCAGCCCCTTGTTCGGCACGTCGAACGAGATGTCCCCGCCCGCGTCCAGACCGGTGAGGATGCGACGCGCCGACCGCGGCGTCAGACCACCCGCGCGCAACCCCGTCCCCTGCGCGAAGTTCGGCCGCGCCTCCAACGTCTCGCCCGGGTCGAACTCGGTGAACACCGTCACCGCGACCGGCGTGTTGACGACCGTCTCGTTCGCGATACCCACCTGGGCCGCGAGGCCGGCTCCGATAGCCATGGGTCAGCTCTCCTTCTGCGCGGTGCGCTTGCGCGGCTTGGCCGCGGGGGTGGGGGCGTCCTGCTCGCCGTCCGGCTGAGTCGCCGACAGCTCCTCGTCTTCCGGTTCGGCCGTGGCGGCCTCCACTACCGCCTTCGCCTCGTCGTCGGCCGGCTCCCACCGTCCGTCCGGGCCGCACTGCAGCACGAAGCCGGCAGCCTCGTCGGCGGTGACGACGTGCGTCTCGCCCTGCGGCACCACGACGCCACGGACGCCGCCCTGCACGAGCTCGAGGTCGTCGTCGGACTTGTTCCTGAACAGCATTGCCAGCTCCCTAGAGACGAGCGAAGAAACCGATACGGAAGACCACTTGCGCCTTGGCTCCGGCGTCGTCCTGCTGCTGCTTCCACGCCTCGGACGGGGAGAACCAGCACCAGAACGTCTGCGAGCCCGACGCGATCGAGAGCCCGGGGTTGGCGCGCACGTAGGCCGCGAGAGCGGTCATCGTGGTCAGAGCGGCGTCGCGGGCCGCCTTCTGGTCACAGTCGCCGTTCCATGACAGCGCGACGCACACCACCGACCCGGTCTGATCGCGTGCCCCAGACGGCGGACCAACGGACGAGATGTCCTCCTGCGCATCCGCGGTGTTCGCCCAGCCGTCAGCGTCCGGGTCGTCGACGCCGATCATCAGGTAGTCGCCCGGGTCATCGGACACCCCGAAGCCGTCGAACACGTTGACGTTCGCCGGAACGGTCGCGTCGGCCGCGGTCACCAGCGCGTCGATGAGCGCCGGGACGATCGAGACCGTCATGCGAACCCGGGGATCTGGAGATACGGCGCGAGCAGGTCGTCGAAGTCCGGCAGCGGTTGCCCCGCCGCGTTCGTCGAACCGCTACCCGGCCGCCGAGTGCCCGACCCGCGCTGCGTCGACCAGAGCTCGCGCACCTTCTCCTTGATCGCGAACAGCAGACCGGCCGGCAGGCTCGAGTACCCCGCGAGGTAGCCGGTGTAGCTGACGACGATGTTCTGCACGCCGGGGAAGAACCGCCGCGGCGCCAGCTGTGAGCCGGCGTACACGATCCCGGACGCCAGGTTCACCGTGTAGTCGGTGATCGCCTGGCCGTTCTCGGTGACGCTCTGCACCGACGCCACACCCGACGGCAAGAGCACCGCCATGCAGTCGCCGTCGTACGTCTTCACCAGCCCGGCCGTCGCCGTCACCGGGCCGACGATCTGCCCGATCCAGTCCTCGGCCGCGTCGATGACCGTCTGCAACTCGGCGTCGTACGTGGCGACCGTGATGTTCAGGTGCGCCTTGGCGTCCGCGAGCTGGAGAGCAGACACGAGCGATCAGCCGTCCTGCTTGCGACGGCTGTGACGGCCCGACGGCGCCTTGCGGTCGTCGACCTCGTCCGCGCCGGCAGCCTCGCGGCGCTTCTGCGCGGCGCGCTCCTGATCCGGGGTGGCGTGCGGGCCCGCGTCGGACTTCAGCTGCTTGCGCAGCGCATCGGACGGCTCGGTCATGAGCGCGCTCCTTCGGTGATCGGAATGGGTAGGAACCGAGGGCGGGCCGGGCTCCCCACACGGAGCCCGGCCCGACCAACGTCGATCAGGCGCCCGTGAACGCCGGGGTCACGGTGCCGGTGCCGGAGATCAGCTGCGACTGCGCGTACCGGCTGAATGTGTAGGCGAAGTAGCCGTACACGACCAGCAGCACCCCGAGGCTCGCCGCCGCCGGCTGCTCCGCGCGGATGAACACCGGCGCCGCCGGGTCCTCCCACAGGTGGCATTCCTTCTGGTCCACGACGTACGTGTGGTCCTGGGTGCCGCCCGTGACCGCGCCGGCCAGACCTGTGGTCGTCACGTTGTTGTCGACGATCACCGGGGTGCCGTTCGGCAGGACGCCGCGCACGCCGCGCCCGTAGGGCACGTCGGCGTTGTTGCCCATCATCTGCGCGGCGATGCCGGGCTGCGAGATGAGCGGCCACGTCGACGACAGGCCGTTCTGCAGCCAGTACCAGCGCCGCGAGTGCATCACGATGAGGTTGTCGCCCGAGGACATGTCGAGCATCGCCGCCTCGACCGCCGCGAGACCAGAGATCGCGATCGGGTAGTACTCCACGACCTTCGGGGTCGCCGAGGTGTACGCGATCACCGAGGACGACGCGGCCAGACCGGTCGTCGCCTGGTTCAGCAGCATCGAGTCGAGGTTCGTGGCGTAGCGGCGGAACAGGTCGTCGAGGGTGACGGACTCCACGCCCGTGCCGCGCTCGATCGACTGCCGGGACAGTGTCTGCTGACCGGCCGCCGTCTGCACGTTCAGGGTCAGCAGCGTGTCGTCGATGTTCGTCTCCGACACCGCCGTGTTCTCCGACGCCTGCGCCGCCACCGAGGTCGCGGTCGTGATGCGCGACAGGTTCACCGTCATGCCCGACGCCGGCAGCTCGTGCTTGTTGCAGGCGTCCGCGAACGGACGCTTCGCCGCCACCGCCGGCGCGTACAGGTCGGTGAGGTACTGCGGCACGGTCAGACCGGCGAACGCACCGGTGCCGGCCGCTCGCTCGAGCCACTCGGCCCGCTCGACCCGCTCCTCGGCCATGTGCCGCTCGAGCCGCTCACGGGCGCCCGGGTCGCCGAGGAAGGCGCCCGCGACGTCCCGCTCGAACTGGCCGCCCGCCTTCGACCCGGCGCGGATCACGCCGCGCGAGGCGTCGAAGCCGCGCTCTTTGTGCGGGGCGTAGGTGCGTTCCTCGGAGCCGACCCGCAGGACGCGGTCGTACGGCTGCGCACCACCGCGCTGGCCGGTGGGGTGGACCTCCTTGGCGAGCCGGTCGGCCGCGGCGTCGCGCTCGGCCTCGGCCTTCAGCTCGTCGCGTCGGGCGACCATCGCGTCGACCTCGGTGTCGAGGCCGCGCTTCTTGTCGAGCAGCTCGGTCACGCGAGCCTCGTCCTCGGTGTTCTCGTCGCGCAGCTGGGTCAGCTCGGCGGCGATCTGGTTGCGGTCACGCAGCTTCTCGGCCATCCGGGCCTCGTGCTGCGCGATCAGTTCGGAGAGCTTCACGGCTCGTCCTTCCTTTCGCTCAGTTGGGTTGTGAGGCCTCGAGCCGGCAGCAGGCATCGACCCCGGCAAGCCAGACCGTGCGAAGGCGCGGCGCGGCGGGGTTGGTGCGCGAAGCGGTGAGGCGGGTGCTCGTCCTCAGATGAGGACGCGCGGCGCGAGATCCTCGAAACGCAAGGCTCGCGCGATCTTGGCGGCAGCAGCGGACAGTTCCGCCGCGCCGTTCCCGGACATGTCGTCCGGGTCGGGGCTGGGCACCTTCAGGTACGCCGCGAGGGCTTCCTGACCCTCGTCGACGATCGAGTCGACCGCGGACAGCCAGCCGAGCGCCTGCGTCAGCATGTTGACGTCCTCGGGGTCGAGAGCCCGCTTCGCCTGCAGCTTCCGCAGCGCCGACCGGAGCTCGCCCGAGGTGTACGGGTTGGCGCCGTAGCCGACGATCGCCACGTCGCCGCGGTTGATGTCCACCTCGTTGATGTGGAACTCGGTCCAGTCCGGCGACCACTCGCCCTGCGTGATCGAGAACCGGAAGGACATCTCATCGATCAGGCCCGAGCGCAGCTTCGGCGCGATGTACGCGACGTCCGGATCGGCCAGGTCGAGCGACGGGGCGTCGACCAGCAAGCCCGTCTCGTCCTCGGCCAGCGACAGCGACCCGTTCTTCGTCCGCGCGAGCCGGCGCATCGGGTCGTGGCCGAGCACCAGCGGCACGTCGAGGCCAGGCGCGCCCAGCGTCTTCTCGAACGCACCCGGCGCCACGAGCTCGGTGTACGGCCCGGCCCAATCCCACATCTCGTAGCCGCGGCCGGTCACCGAGGCGTACCCGGTGAAGTGCACCCCACCGCCGCCGTCGGCCGCGTCACGCAGCTCGATCCGCGAGGTGGCGCGCACCAGCGGGTGCGCTCCGGGGGAAGCACCGTCGCGGCGCTCGCGGGGCCGGTCACACGCCGCCCGGGTCGCTGCGGCACGCTTCTCGGCCGCCTGCTCCATCGTCACGCTCATGAGGCCTCCTCGACCACGCCCAGGCGCTCGCAACGCGAACGCTCGATCAACCAGGCCCGCAGCGCTATGAGCGTGGCCCCACTACCGATCTGTTCCAGTGCTCGTGCCGCTTCGAGCAGCGCATCCGCCCGGGCCTCACGGATCGTCGCTGGCCTCACGCCGGCGCTCCCGTCGGTTCGATGCCTGGGGACTTCCACGGGAACAGCCGGGCGAACGCCGCTTCCTGCTCCGGCGTCAACGGCGGGCGGTTCTCGAGCTCGCGGATCTCGTCCGGGGTCATGAACCGCGAGTCGACAGCGAGCTTGTAGCCCGCATAGCGCGACGCCAGATCCATCCGCAGCAGCGCGTCGGTGTTGAACTTCACGTAGCGCGGCTGCGGCAGCATCCGCCGCGAGAACGCCGCTTCGCGCCGCGTGATCGCCGGGCCGAGATTCATGATGAGCAGCTGCAGGTTGCGCTGCGTGATGTTGGCGTAGGTGATCGCCGTCCCGTCCGGCGCCGCGTCGATCATGTCGCCCGGCACGCCCAGGAACCGGCACACGTCACCGAGCCCGAACCGGCGCTCGTCGAGGAACATCGCCTCCGACGCCTTCGCCGACAGCATCGAGTAGTCCCAGTCGCTGCCGGTCACGAACACGTCACCCGTGTCGACCGCCGCGCGGAACCGGTCCTTCACCTTCCGCGCCTCGTCCGGGTCGAGCTTCTTCGACGTGTTCTTCAGCTGCGCCGCCGGCGTCGCGCCGCCGGCGAACCAGTCCGCGGCGAACTGCTGCGCCGACAGGTAGCCGCGGATCGACGCCGCCCCCGACGCGGTCGGCGACAGGCCCACCGGGATGCCAGAGGACGTGAACTGCTTCTCGTGCCACAGGTTCATCGGGTCGATCAGCTCGCCCGCGACCCGCACCTGCATCTCGCCCCCGCGGATCGACACGACGACGTCCGTGACCGGCAGCAGCTCGATCAGCGCCGGCAACGACTGCCCGTCGCGCGCCTTGATGATCCCGAACGTGTTGCCGGTCGAGTCGAGGTCGACCTGCGTCGAGTACAGCCACTCCTCGATCTCGCAGTTCGACCCGCCGGGCATCTGCAGCACCGGCGGCTTCGGCATCTCCACCTGGATACCGCCCACGCGCCGGAACACGTCGATCGGCATGGTCGACACCAGATCGGCGCGCAACCGCAGACACGCCCAGTAGGCCGAATGCCGCAGCGCCTGATCCCGGGAGATGTTCGTCCCGCCCAGCGGCCCGCGACCCGAGCGAGCTGCCGTCTGCCAGCCCAGCAGGTCCGACGCGGTGACCTGCGCGTTCCGCTTGGCCCAAGGGGTCCACACCATCAGCGCAGCCCCCTCACAGCACGCTCGCCATCACGTCGTAATCCGCCTCGGCCGCCGCCCATGCAGCCAAGGCCACCGCCTCCAACATCGAGATATCGCCCGAGCGCCGCGCGAACGCGCGACGGTCACCCACCTTGCGCCAACCCGCCGCCGACACCGCGGCGTTCAGGTCCTCGTAGTCGCCGTGCTCCACCTCGCCGGCGTCCACCGCCTGCACGAGGTAGGACGTCGCGTCGATGAACTGGTTCAGCCCCACCGTCTGCACCGGCACGCCCGCATCACGCAGCGGGCGGATCAGGAACGCCGCCGGGCCCTTGTCGTCCACCACCACGGCGACCCCGCCATGCTCGGCCGACACCCGCGCCACCTCGCGCACGAACGCGTCCTGCTGCGCCACCCGCATCCGCGGGATCGCCGCCGCCAGATGATGCCGCTCCGACACCAGCGCGGCGCCCAGCGACAGCCACGTCTGCTCGGTGTCGGCCGCCACCGCCAGCGCCAGCACCTCGGGCACGGCAGGCGGGTCGACCGCCAGGTGTTCCCAGTTCGGGAGGATCGTCGCCGCCGTGCCCAGCAGCGCCGGCCACACGTTGAGGTACTGCGCCGCCCAACCGCGCACCGGGTCCGGGTCGTCCACCTCCGGGTCGTCCTCACCCGCCAGCGCCGCGAGGTACTTCCGCGAGATCAGCTGACGCCGAGCCTCCGACCAGTGCGGCGACGCTGCCCGCCACGTCGCCTCATCCGCCAGATCGGCCTCAGGATGCGCGCCCCAGAACAGCAGCAGCACGTCCGGGTCACCACCACGCAGAGCCCCCAGCAACCGCCGACGCATCAGCGACGAGGCCCGAACGTGCGCCGTCGAGGTCAGATGCAACTGCGGCGACTCCCGCTCCAACAGCGCCGGCTCGAGCCCGTCGGTGATCGCCTGCGGGTCCACGTCCCATGCCTCGTCCACCTGGCCGTAGCCGACGTCGTAGCCGTACGCCGCCGTCGGTGCCCGCAGTAGCCAGCGATCACCAGCCGGCGACTCGATCTCCTGCCCGCCGTTCAGCCGGATCACACGCCAGTTGTGCTGCTCGGCCCACCGCCACGCACCTCGGTGGATCTCCTTGCCCACCGCAAGATCCTTCGACACCAGCATGGTCAACTGCGGTTCGCGCAGCAGCTCGGCGTTCGCCGACCGCCACAGCGCCGACACCCGCAGCCGCACCGACTTGCCCACCCGGCGCGGCCCCGTCTCCACCACCTCGCGCCACACCAGCGCACCGTCCGCGTCGTGCTCCAGCTGACGAGTGATCGCCAACGCCTGCCACCACCGCGGCGTCAGGCCCATCGAGTCGCGCGCCCACAGGATGCACTCGGCGCCGTACGAGCCGACCGCACGAGGATGAGGACCGGACATCGCCAGCGGGGCAGCGGCATCACGAGGCACACGACGGAAGCTGCGCAGCCACGGCAACGACTCGCACGCCGCCATCGGATCGCCACGCTCGGCCAAGATCGCCGTAAGAGATGTGGTGCTTTTTTTGGACGGAGCCTCGATTACGACTGCCACTGATTTCGTTCTCTCTCCGAACGTTCACAAGGACAGCGATTTGGCCTTCGAATCGAAACCGCCGCCTGGCTGCGGCCTGTACTTGGCCGTCCTCGCCAGTCCTCCGCGGGAGCACGCGTCGAGGTGGTTGCACCGATGGTGGACCGGGCCGATGCGTGCGGTTCGGTCGTCGGTGTGTCCGACTGCCCACCGCGACCCCGGGGCGATCCAGCGGGTCGGTTCGACGCATGTCCCGCTACTGCCGTTGCCCGGGAGGCCCTGCTGACAGTAGGCCCGGCCGGCCTCGACGACTGGCTTCCACTTCTTCCGCTCGCGGGCCTGCTCGGCGCGTTCCTCAGCCGTGGCGCCGGACATCGTGGGCCCGTTCCAGCCGTTGGGCCGGCGGCACTGGTAGCACTCCGGGTAACTGCCCCGGTGCATTCGGCCGCAGCCGGTGCACGCGCGGGAGGTTGTCTTTTTCGGCTTCACCCTCAGTGCGGCCGTGGTCCGGCGGCAGCTGTTGCAGGTCGCCTCGCCCGACTGCCGGCTGTTCCGGTTGGCGTAGCACTGCCGGCCGCACTGGGAGCACAGGAGGCGATGCTTACGCGGCGCGGCCTGCTCGCACGCCTTGCACCGAGCTTTGCGGCCATCCGGCAGTGCCGCGTCCCGGTAGAACTGGTCGAGCGGTTTGGTGACCGCGCAGATCCGGCAGGTCTTCACGATCAGCCGGAGTGCACGACCGCGATGAGCGGCACCAGCACCCAGAACAGCAGCCCGAGCGCCACGAGGTTGACCTTCGCGGTCGCGTTGCCAGCCGCGAGGGCGAAGCATCCGGCGGCGAGCACGAGCAGGACGAGGTCGAGGGTGTGCATCAGATCGCCATGTG